AAAAAATTCGCAGTTCTCCAATGCAGAAGTTTGATTGACGCCTCTATCCGTAACCATCTCGTAAGCAAGACCAGTTGCCCAAGGGTGGGCGTCAAGCTCCGTACGATATATTGAAGCGCGGACAATGAAACGCGTAGGGCTAGACTCAAGCAACTCAGTATAAATGCGAAAATCAGCATGTTCACCAATAAATTTTCCAAGACGAACCTCCACCGTTTCATAGTCGTTTATGTTAAATGCCATCGTCCTCACCCCTCATTTCTCTAACAATCTTTCCGTAGATAATGCCGTATCCAAACAAATCTCGGAGTGAGTCGTCATGGTCACTTGTTTGACTAAGACGTGCGACTTTGACGAGCAGCATGCACATTGCGACCTGTTCAGGCGAAATGTAAGTGTCCAAATAGCCTGACCAGAGTTCGCTAATTCGTCGGTGATTTTGCTCTGGACTTCCGTAAATGCTGCCTCTATCGGCAAGCGTTGTGTGGATTTCATTGAGCAGTTCCTCAGTTCTTTTCATAGTCAAATACCTCATCTGACTGTTTTTGTATGTTGCTTAATCGTCGGTGCGATTCCCAACCTATCGCCCTGCCCCGCCAGTAACCCTTATTGTAAATTTCCTTATGCCATAAGCTGACAGCCCAAGAAAGCAATCCAGTTGCAATCATAAACCACAAAACCGTTAGTCCGTTGATTGTCATTAGTTTGTCCAAGAACTTGCATAGTCGGTCGTAAAGCAATACATCTCAACTGCGCTGTCATAAGCGATTGAATAGGTGTGACCTACTTGGTCAAGAAAGTGAGTAGCAAGAACAAGAGCTGCGTAACTCTCAGTCCAAAAAATATACTCATGATTAAAGTTCATTTCTTGGTCAAAGCGAAATTCCTGTACTTCCCAGTTTTGACCTTTGAACTCCATTTGACTTTCAGTTAATCTTTCAAAGTCCAATGGATTTAATTGTACATTAGCTAAGTTTTTAGCATGTTTGGTTTTCATTTAAAGCCTTTCCGTTAGACCAAGTTCCGTTAACTTGGATAGGAAAAGCATGAGGCTTAGAGCTGACATTTACAACCCCAGCCTCGGGCGTGTTCTATAACGCTTTTGTTACAATAGCCCCAGTTCATCAAAGGCGTCAATCTGCTCGTCAATATCTCTAGGCTCGTAATCTGTCTGCCTACCCATAAGTTTTACCCTCAACTATAAAGCTGCCATCTTTTTCAATAGGCACAAACACAGGCGCAACCTTTTTGTTTTTTACATACAAAATTCCGAATCCTTGCTGCCAGTTGCCGCTGCCGCCTTTAAGGTATTTTGCAGAGGAAAACGACATTAAATTTCCGACTTCAAGACCAAACAAGGTATGCCCTATTTTGCCCCCTGACGAGGCTGTAACAGAAGCTAAACCCCCGCGATGAGTATGCCCACACACCACGCTCTTACCATGCCTTATAGCCAATCCTAGGGCTGTTTGACCACCCTTTTGGGATACCTGCCCCTCGTCACCATGAAGGATAATCCAATTAGGTGCAATAGGCATTGGTTCGCGCCAAAATTTAATCCCTAGCTCAGGCAAGCCAAGCCAATTTTCAAATTTTAATTCAGGTAATGAGGCAAAGGCTGGCAACCTAGTTTTGATTGAATTCCACAATCGGTCAGTATGGTTTGACCTGACCATATCTGTCACCTGTAAGTCGTAGAGGACTTGCTTAGTAACTTGGCGATCTCGGTCAAGTGTTCCAGCAAACTCACCCGCCAAACCGCGTTCCCATTTACTAAGTTGGGGGAGGTCAATTTCATCTCCGACCGTTGCAACTTGGTGCGGCTTCCATTTAGCAATAAATCGTACAAGGTTTCTAGTTGCAATTGGGTCATGGTATGGAATTTGTAAGTCTGAAATCAGAACAATTCGCTTAACTTTATTCGTCCTCGTCAAAGTCGTCTAATGGGTTTTTAATTGGATCTTTTGTATCAACAATCCAATCAGGATAACTAGACCTATCCATTGCAAACGCTAGAGCTGTTCCTTCGTCCATGTTTGCTTTTCGGCAAGCCATATAAACTTCATTGGCTGCAATTGCCCAATAATCTAGCTTAGTAAGAACAGGCTCTTTAGTTGTCCTGCGTCTTTTAGCTACTTTCTTTTTAGGTTTACGCTTTGTTGCCATAGGTTTATTTTACTTCCTGCTAATGACAATAAACAGCTCATCAATGCGATCTGAAAGGCGTGTTGTTTCTTGTTGTAATGAAGTCAACTGGTCTTTCATTGAACTCCCGCCGTTGGGGCGAAGCTCGTTAAGCCAACCTTTTACTAGCCAGCGTAAGCCAGCCAGCACTCCAATTAATGTGGTGGTAATTCCAGCAGCAAAGCCAGCCCACTCAAGGGCTGACATTACTCTTTACTGCCTATGCCAAATGCTGAGTCGTCAGGATTTAAAGCTCTAAGGATAGGGGCAAGAAAAGCTATTAAAAATGCTTTCCAAATATCATCAAAAGAACCTGAAGGATTTGTTACATATACAGTTGCTAAACATACAAACGCACTTCGTCCGTATGAGTTAATTGCAGCCAATAACTTGCTATTCATGTTTGCCCCCTAGTAGTGGTATATCAAAAAATTCAGAATTGTTATCTTGGTTCTTGCGGAAAGAAAGGTGAATATGGTGGTTATGCAAATTGTAGCCGCGATAGCGACGCCATTTGTAATTTAGAATTGGCGAAGCAATCATGCCTAAATGAATTACATAATGAATACGTCCATGACGTTTAGCGTAGAGTCTAATCTGATCTGCCAAATATGCTGAAGCTCGTTTGTCGTCAGAAAGGCGAGCGTCAATGTCAATTGCTCTAACAACAAAGTTGGCTGACGCGTCGGGTATGTGATCGCTTTTACCTCTGCGTTTGTGATGATCGTCAGCAATCCACCCATCACTTTTGCGCTGGCGATCTCTGTAAGAATCATCTACCTGATTGCGTAATTGAGCAGCCGCTTTTGATAACCATGGTTTCATTTAGACACAATTCCTCAAGATTATGCTAAGAGTAATTTAGCCTCATCGGCGGTTATGCCTAAACGCTCAAGGAGTAAAGCCTTAGCCTGAGCATTTTCAATTTTTGTTTTTTCTTGAGCAATTAAACTCAATTGATAATCAACCCATTCCTGAATGGTTGCATCGTATTCAGATTTACTCATTTCTTCATACCCAACTTCATTGCTACCTTTACGCAATACAGGGTATTTGGCTTTTAATCTTGTCTTGATTTGTGCCGCTGTTTCGTTGATGTTTATTTCTTGATTATCGTTCATTATGCTTTCGCCAATCCATAGACTGTAACCCGACCTTCAATGTTTCCTGTACCTAATCTCAATTCAAAGCCTGTGTAATTTTGATTTTGACCTAAGTGTCCACCTGCAACATTTGATCTTACGTTTGATTTATCATAACCAGTGCCAGTCCAAGATGGTTGTTCTTCACCTTCTCCCGCCCACATATACATTCCAAACTTTGAAGATTTACCAGTAAAACGAGTTAGTAAAGTCCATTCAGTTCCAGCACTAACACCATTATTTGCGGCTATAGTTGTTGCGGTAGTTGAAAAAACAGGGTTTGAGGAATAATAATTTCCAGAACTATCTACAACATTGGCACCGTATTTCATTCTCATTAGTAATGGTGTGTTGCCATTACCATCGCCGCCCCAGTCAAACCAAATAAAATAGGATCGGTAGGTGCTAGTAAATACTCCATTAAAGGCTGCACCACTATTAGCAGCAGAACCATTCATATAACTTGATGTAATAAAAGTTAATCCGCTTGCACCAGCCGCAACCCACTCCAAACCTGTGCTTGTGGAACTATTCGCTACAAGTGTGTGTCCGTTTGTGCCTACTGCTAGGCGTGCAAAAGTGTCTGCGCCAGTACCAGCAATTAAATCACCCTTGGCGTCTATTGCTGTTGCCATTGAGTTTGTAACTGTTACTGTTCCTGAAGTACCACCACCTGAAATACCTACGCCAGCGGTAACGCCTTCAATATCGCCAGTTGCGCCTGAGCTAACCCACGCACTGCCTGAGTAATACCACAAAGAATCATTGTCTTTTGTAAATGCAAATTGTCCTTCTTGTGGAGAAGTGATTGCTGCGTCGCGAGCTGTCGCATTAGCAAAAACTAAAACTCCCTGCATTAAATATCCGTTGACATTTGCGGCGGAAAGAATTTCACCAACTGCAAACGTTTTAAACCCTAGTCCTGCTGCCATATTGTTATCCCCCTAGTAGCTAAGTATATCGTCATTTAACTGACCATAATAAATATCGTCCAAAATAAATCCATCAACCAAGGTTTCTTGGGTGCTGAAATGTCCAATCCAAGACGAAGGGGTTATATCCCAAGCAACGCCTTGAACCTGAAGGTTTTTTGTAATGGTAGAACCGTCAGGCTGTATGTTGGTAATTAGAACATTAGTAAAATAATCCATGCCAAGGAGCGTGTCAGTCGGCACATTGGAGTCCAGTAAGTCAATGCTCATTTCATCAATTCTAATGGTTGTGTCTGACCTTGACGCGACGTAAATAGCAGCAATATTGGCTGCCTCTGCGTCTGTCTGAACGACTAGATCAGAGCTAGTAATTGAGTGAGGAAAGTAAGTCGCAACGCTATCGGCGTCAATAAAAACTTGGGTAGCACCGCCCAAACGAGTTATGTTTGCTTGGTTCACAATCAATTTATCATCAAAGGCAAACTTTACGTTTTTGTAAGGAATCCCAGTAGTTTGGTTAAACTCAATAGGAGTGTCACCTGCGCTGCCTATAACCTCTGATCTGTTTTTAAACACAACGTTGCCAGAGGGGCTGACATAATATGCCCCTTGTTCTGAGAATTCACAGTTTTTAATCGCTGACAATGAAGTCCTAGAGCTGCCAGCATCAGCTTGGGTTAAAGTATCTCCTACGGAAATTGACCTCATGCTGACAGGAAAATCTACTGTATCTAAAATCTTGTCAATTCTAGTGCCTGTATCTTGACCAGCTGCTTGCCCTGTTATTGTGGTTACAGCTGCTAAATTAAACAATCTAAAAGCGTCTGAAGCGTTTATGTCCACATAGGAAACGTTCTCGCCTTGATCGTAAGAATAAATGTAATCCGTTGTATAGCCGCTAAACAAATAGTAAGTTACTCCGCTATAAGCGGCAGAAATTCTCAATTTCTTTAAAGGTGTTAATTGACCATAATAAGGCGAGCTAGTGTTTTGTGGGTTAAAGTTTCCGTTAGGGTCGTAAATTCTAACGGTGGCATTTCCAGCCTCG